ATGCGAGGAAACAGCCCGAAAAGCAACCTACGGAGTTTCCGCTACTCCGATGAAATCGCCGCCATTCTCGAAGCGCAGGAGGGTAACAGCCTAAACGAAAAGTTCGAGAGCCTTGTGCTTTTCTGTTTCTACAAGTTGGAAAGCCGAAAAAAGGACCTTGAACGCATCGAAGCAGATATTAAGCGGGAGCGGGAACGGCTGTACAATCTGCAAAAGGCCACGCAGGAACTCCGACAGCTGGAGACAGACATTCAAAGCGCACAGCACTATTTTAGCATAGTAGAGCGCAGAGCTAAGAAGATTTCAGAAACAGAAGTGTAACACAAACCGCCGGCCCCGGCCGGCTGGCGCAGCCGGCGAAATGTGTTACAGCAAATAACAGCCACGGCCCCGTGCCGTGGCTGCACTGTTTAATATCACGTATTCAATCCAAACTATTATTGGAGGTACGCATGATGAAAAAGCAGCACTATATGACCCATGACGAGCGGGAACAGCTTGAAGCCCTGCACCATGCACACGTCCCAGTTGCCGAGATTGCCCGTCAGCTGGGATTTTGCCGCCAGACCATCTACAACGAGTTGAAGACCGGGGAATATATGCACATGTGCGATTTATGTGACGAGAAACGATACTCCGCCCATAAGGCAACAGCACGGCACAGATACGCCCAGACCGCCAAGGGCAGACCGCTTAAAATCGGTAACGACCGGGCATATGCTGAATATCTGGAAAAGAAGATGCTGGGCGGAGGCGACAAACGGAAACGCTTCTCACCTGCGGCGGCTCTTGCACAGGCCCAGAAAGACGGCTTTGAAACCACAATTTGCGTATCGACACTTTACAGCTATATAACCAAAAAGGTATTCCTCCACCTGCGGAACCGGGACTTGATAGAGAAGTCCAAGAGAAAGAAAATCGGTTATCATCCTGTGCGGCGTATCGCTCACCCGGACTTGCCCTCTATCACAAACCGACCGGACTATATCAACAGCCGGGAGGAGCCGGGACATTGGGAAATGGATTTGGTGGTTAGCTGTGCAAGCGGCAAAGGCGCCATACTGACGCTCACGGAGCGCACAGGGCGACAGGAGATTATATGCCCGATACCAAACAAGAAAGCGGAAACAGTCCGCTCTGTGCTGGATCAGATAGAGCGCACCACTCCCAACTTCCGAGAAGTCTTTAAGAGCATAACCACAGACAACGGATCTGAATTTTTGAAATATGAAGACCTTCGGCGCTCCGTCCATGGCGGCAAGCGCTTTGAAATATATTACTGCCATTCTTATGCGGCATGGGAAAAGGGAACCAACGAGAATCATAACCGCATGATTCGCCGCTGGTTCCCCAAAGGTACAGATTTTAGCAAGGTCAGCAAAAAAGAAATTAAAGAGTGTCAAAAGTGGATGAATAACTACCCGCGAAAGTCGCTAGACTGGATGACACCAAATGAATTTGCGTTAGAGATTGCTATGTAATTACCAAACAGGCCATACCTTCTCAGGCAGTTCCTTCCGGGAATAGCTATTGAACAACTTCCAGAGAACAGGACTAAATACCCACTTTGTACCGATGATAGGAAAGCCGAAATAATACTTGTCTATGATTTGGTGCGTAATATCGTCTATGCCGATTTTACGCTTGATACTCTTGCAGACAATGCAGAACGGTAGCAGAGACTTTTTCACAACAAAATAGTTCTGTGCTAGACGTTTCAGCGTTATATCCATGTCCTCATAGCTTTGACTAAATACGTCCACGCTGCACTCATAATGCCGATGGTATTTGTACCAGTAAATTGCTTCTTTAGGGAACGACTTAAAATTGCGGTTGTTGTACTCAATACCGGCCTCGTCAATAATGACCTTGCCCCCGGAAATCATGTACTTTCCAATGTCGGCTTGCGGCTCCAGCTGGAAAGCGCCGGTGATGGGAACATTGGAATAGACCGGCGTACAGCGTTTGAAGAAACGTGAAGCCAGCAGCCACGCCGAGAATTTACCGGGGTGTTTCTGCGCCCAGACAATCACACGGGACTGCTTCATGCTCCGCTTTGTGAGATAAGCGGCAAAGGTGGTTTTACCGCTGCCGGGAACACCAAAATAAACGTTGAGAACATGGGGAACCTTGCGAGGGAAAAGCCAGCGGTAAAGAATATATAAAACGATCAGCCAGACCATAAAATCACCTCATTCATAAGATGCGGGGGAGGGCGCACGCGCTCCGCTGGCGTGCGTCCCCCCCCCTTTTGTGCTGGATTAGTGGCGCAGGGCCTTGAAAATGCCGATGGCCGAAAGGGTCAGGCCCAAAACAAAAGAAATCAGGAGGATAGGGTTGTCCACAATCATAGTTCCGATGGAACCAACCCAAGTGGCAGCGGAGGAAAGGACAGTGGTAACGCTCGTCAGCAGGGTAGTCATGGTATTAGTCTCAATAAAACCTTCTTTCAAAAAGATATATATTTCCCACGGCTAACGCCGTTGAGATAGAAATTATGTAACACATTTTAGCTTCAGCAGCCAACGCCAGGCATTCAAATTTGTGTTACGCCATAAGGGTCTTAACCGCCTTGCAGAGAAAACAAAAGCAGATCATACCAAACAGGTAAAAAATTGGATCAGAACCAAGGAAATTTGCCAGCGCTTGAAGCATGGCAACTGAAAAATCAATCATTGCATTCATCGGCGCAACAGACCTCCAATCAGGCGCAGGAAACCACCAAGAACCAACGCAAACAGGGACACACCGGCAATCCACGCATAGTCCAGACCAGCAAGGCCGGGAACGAACTCCGTAGACGTGCCAATCACATTGCCGCTAGAATCATAATGTGTGACCGTGTACGTCTGCCGCTGATACTCTCCAAATACAGCAGTTACAACATCAGCCATAGACGCAGAGCCGTCAACAGACGCATCAGCCGCCAGTAAATCCGGGGATGAAGTAGAAAACGACTGAACCACCGGCAAATCTTCCGTAGAAGATGCAGCAGTTTCTTCACTACTCGCTGCACCGCTTTCACTGGATGAAGCCGCAGCCGTTTCAGGCTGGGCAATCGTAACATTGACAATTACACCGTCCTCCTCTTTTGTGGTTGTGGTATCGATGGTGACCGGGTCTGTCGGTTCCTCAGACGTTGCACCAGCCGAAGAATCAGCCGGTAATTCTTCCGCCATGACGGGAACCACCAGCAGGAACAGGGCCATAAGCAAGACTAGAACACGCTTCATTTTTCATCACTCTTTCGATTTTCTGAAATGTGCTTGTTTCGGCTCTGTCCGGAGCGGTAACCCGTCCCGCTGCCGCCGAAGCCGAAGACATAAGACACCAGCTGAATAGACAGGCCAGCAAGCAGTAAGACGATAAACCACGATGCAAAGGAAATACCAAGGCCGGGAACCTGTACGCCTTGAAACAGGCCCCAAACGTCCGTTAAGAGGATTCCAATAGCGGATACAATTTCCATACAGCGCCCCCCTAAATGAACGGTATCATGTCAAGAACGGCTTTAATAAACTTTATCAGCACAAACACAAGGAAGATTGCAAACGCACCTTCAAAAAGGACGTTCAGAGGCGAAGGGAGCCAGCCGAACAGCAGGAACAGGACTTGAAACATGGAGAACCCTCCTTTTGTAACACAGTTGACCGGGCCGGGCCAGCTGGCGCAGCTGCTACTTTGTGTTACGCTTTCACCAGCTTTAGGACACCAAACAGCACCATAGCGGCAAGACTGAAAAACAGAATGGAGCGGAGGTCAGGCGGCAAGACCATAATCACGCCGCTGATGAACGCAAAGCCTGTCCCTACCTCAGAGGGTAAGCCATAACCGCCGTCTGTTTGCGTACCATCTGAGCCAACTATGGGCGGCTGCTTGAAGAAATCAAACAAGGAACTATCTTTAAAAGCGTCAAAGAACGATTTGAACACACCTAAAACGGCATCCGTGAGTAAGCTAAAGAAAAATTTAAGCATGTCCGTAGCGGAAGAAATCAAGGTCTTGAGGACTTCTTTAATCAGGTCAAAGAGGGCTTCAATCAGAGTGCCCAACGTATCATTGAAAGCGTCCTTGATACGCTGCCAAAGGCTTTTACTTGAACCGTCCGAACT